CGATCAAACCCATAATCATTCCAGTATAGTTGATAAGGGTTGCCAAGGTAATGAATAGGACCCTGCTGACTCTTCATGTGGTAGTGACCAGAGCATGTCAAGTCAAACTTCTCGAATGGAGAGCGGTCAATACCATGGTCCATCTTAAGACCAGGGATAACCTCAAACCCATTCAACTCAAGGTGTCCTAGGCATACAGATGCTTTAGAGGACTTGACCTTCTTCATGATATGCTCCTGGTTTTCAGGGCAGATCCATGGTAGAAGAAGGAAACTCCTACTACCAAACTTCTTAGCAGTAGGCTCTGTAATGACTTCGATGTTGTTGTAGTCACCTAGCAACAGATCAGGTGAGTTGACCTTGATCGTATTCTTATAATAGATGTCATGATTACCCACCAGCATGGACATACGAATGCCACGCTCAGCAAGAGGATCAAACCACATCTCTCGTGCTGCTTCTAGTGAATTAAAATTCACATACTTCCGACGATCAAAGGTATCACCTAGGCACAAGACCTGAGTAATACCTTCTTTATCGATATATGGAAGCACTACATCACGATAAAACTTTCTATAAAGTTTTTGAAAGAATTGATTGTCATTCCTTACACCAAAGTGTTGATCAGTTATCAGTAGAATTTTCATTCTTCTTTCCATTCTCTAGAGCACGAAGGCGTTTCCGCCAATAACCACGGTCATTACTATCACGGCAAGGGTTGTCCCTTTCTTGTGTGTCGTGAAGATCTTGATTTCCGTCCTTTGATGCCATTACAATTTTACTCCTACGGTGCTGTTTACTGTGCGTGTGTATAAGTGAAGAGTGTCCTCTTGGAGACACTTGAGATGCCATCTGGTGGTCTTAAGAATGCCTTCTTCAGTTGCACCAGTGAGGAAGTTTGCCCCTAGGGGATTCTTCAGCACACTGGTATAGAGACCAAAGCGGGTCTTCTTGATATAGAAGGCATCATCAATCCATTCGACATCCTCGGGGATGTCCTTCTCGATTGTGGGATTAGATCCCAGCGATGTGGCAAGGGTGGACTTCTTGGTTTCCGTTGGCATGAAGTTAGTTACGCATGTTGGTTTCAATGCGACTCTTGATGGAATTCATATCAGAGTGATTGTCGTTGTCATCAGAGTGGAAGACTTGATCGTAACCATTCTTCTCGATGAGTTTATCACGGATATCCATCTGACGCTTTTCCTTAGCAATTCGTCGCAAAAATGCATAGTATACGATTTGCGTGAAATATGCAAATGGATTCTTGCTCTTAGCGGGATCGAAGTTATCGATGTATTGGACACAATTCTCTACACCATCGGAGATCATATCCTCCTTATACATGTAGTTAATAAAGTTGGGTCTATATGACAGGTGGGTGGCAATCTTCAAGAAGCAATCCCCTAGGTAGTGAGTGATCCTAGGTTTAGGTCTGTCTTGTAGCTTGGCAGTCTCAACTGCTTCTCGATACTTGACGATCTCCACAAGAAACTTTTTATTGTCAACGTAATGTTGTTTTTTCTTAGGAGGCATTACAGTCATATTTAATTTTTCTCACAAATGCATTATAAAGGTTTGTGTCCTAGAAGTCAAGCTTGACAACTCTAAGAATAATCATTATACTCAACCATGTAAGGGTTGGAAACAATACTACTTAGAGTTCTTCCACTGATCCTCTAGTCTCTTTCTCATTTCTGAGACTTTACCGACTAGACCCATGTTTTCATTCATGGGGACTCCTGGGTCCTGATCATCTTCTAGTTTGCCGTCTTTCCTCCACCACATTTTGTACATCATGATTGCCTCGGTGGACATCGGGGCGATGGTCATGATATCTGGCTCTTGGATAATATAAAATTCTTCATCTGACCATAACATCCACTTAGTAAAACCTGCTGCTAGACCCATCTCACCATCGGGTTTCTCTATAGGGGTGAGAGTAGGTGACAGAGGGTCAGACACATACACCATTGTGCAGTTGTCTTCATTCGTGGCGATCATAGTTCCCATAACTTCTTCACCAGACACCAACTTGACGATGCCGTAGAATTCGTTGTCGTGACGGATGTAGTTAATCATTGTCGTAAATTTACCTTAGTGATTTCATAATCAAATTTCTCTTCATCATAGATTTTCAATCTTTCTATGAGGTGTCGGAGAGTATAGTTGTGCCTGTTACCTCGGGAGCAGTCATCAGCAATGTCATACAACACTGCTTGTGCTTTGTTATCCCCCTTACGCAAGACACGTCCAATAGACTGGAGGTTTCTTACTCGTGATTTAGATGGACTCGCAAAGATTACATTATGTAGGTTGCGAATGTTGATGCCTGTAGAGAATGTGCCGTAAGATGCAAGGATGATTGCATCGGTTTCCTGCTCACAGATCTTGCGAGCCTCTTCTCTTTCAACAGCATCGACACCACCATGGATAAAAAAGATCTTACGATCTTTACTCACCTTAGTATTTAGCATCTCCCATAGAGGGTCACCGTGCTTCTCGATGTAGTTGAATAGGATGAGTGTATTGCCACCTATGTCTTCTGCTAGGTTACAAATTAGGTTATTTCTCTTGGGATGTGATACTATATAATCCATCTCTTGCTGATAGGAATCAAATGGCACATGACCATGCTGCAATAACAGGCATTTCACTTTCAGTGGTGTCAGCTGTCCCTTTTTCATTAGATCGACAGTTGTGGTCACCCTATCACAGCGTCCGAATAGACCCTCCAGCACCAACTGATGACTATACATACCGTCTAATGTACCAGTCAACCCGATACGATAGCGTGCATCGTGACATTTATTCAGAATACCTGTCAGACTCTTCGCCTTATACAGGTGTGCTTCATCGCCAATGATTACATCAAATCTTTCAAAGAATTTCTTGGGCTCTTTGTATATGCTTTGCCATGTAGAGATGACTACAGGTGCTTCTACATACCTCTCCTGTCCACCCATGATCTGATGCACATACCCATCTGCATTCCACCCGTAGTCTTTGAAGTCTTGCGTTAATTGGGAGACTAGAGAGACTGTAGGCACGATGATTAGGATCTCTCGCTCCGCCTTGAGATGCCAGCGGACCAGACCATAAATGATCAGCGATTTTCCAGATCCTGTAGGCGAGAGTAGTAACTTGCGACGCTGCTTAATTGCCGTGAAAAGTGCTTTGAGTTGGTAGTCGCGAATCTTAAATGGCAGTCCCAGAGATCTAACAAAAGACGCCACTGATTCTGGTGATACATAATCTTCTTCCTCGTTAGGTATGCCAAAATACTTGCTATCTTTGATAGCATATTCGTATCCCTTCTGGTCGAGATACTCTAAAAGGTAATCGTATAGACCAACATAGATCTCTCCTGTCCCTGGAGAGTACAATCTGATCTTACCGTCCCATACTTTCTTTCTATACTGTGGCATGAATTTAGCACCAGGCACTTCAAACTGGAAGTGCTCGCTTAATTCTTTATGGATGTGTTGCTCGCCTTCGACTTTGAGAAAAACTTCGTTCTTCTTCTCGATAGTAATCATCTGATTCCATAATACTTCACGATTTCGATAGTATTCTTGATAGCAAATCCACGACTGTCGATCTGTTTAAGTATCCTATCAATACAATTTATACAAGTTTCAAGATAGTCTATTTTTTGCTGTGCTCTAGTGAGATCTGGGTCACTATCAATGTACACATTGAGGTCACCCTTTAACACCTTGAGTGCAAATGGTTTCTCTTTGTAGACTGTGGCAGGTGCTTTACCAGAATAGTATTCAAACTTCTCGCGCAGTAATACCTTGCGCTTTACCTCTGCTTCTGATAGCATCAGTTTGAATTGATTAATAAATTGCAAATACTTTGCATGGAGTCTGGGTGTTTCCATACTGTCGTTTGCCAACAGCTCAGGTAACTCCCTGTGATCAAAGAATCTTTCAGAATCCTTTGCCCACATCTCCTCAATTTTGTCTAGATTCATTAAGTAAGTCGCTTATCACGGGTGTAGTTGACGGTATCCTGTATCTCAAAGCGCATGTAGTTGAAGGTAACTTGCGCCATGGCATACTCTGTGCCATCTATTGTAGCATTAAATTCTAGTGCATTCAACCCAGTAGGAATCAGACCCTCAAACTGGACGTTGAAATTCATTTTGAAGTTACTGTTGAGCACTGACAACGTTGCGTCAG